AAATAAGACAAATCTTAATAATCCATCTTCTATTCTTGAAATGACTATAGCAGAAATTTATAGGTATAAAAATGATTTAAGTAAACCTTTCAGGTTAGTTATAGGTAAAGATAATAATAAAATCACAGAATTTGATTATGAAGCAGTAAGCCTTAAGAAACTTCCTTCTTTAAATAGTACTTTTAATGATCTTACTTTTGAAGATGTTAATCAAAGTATTATATCTTCTATAAAGAAAACTCGAAATAATGAACCAGAAAAACCATCTCCTATAGAAGAAGTTATAAAATATTAAGAATTTCTGATGAACATTTAATTATAAGGTAAATAAGAAAGGAAGTTGATATATATGGCAGATGTTACTAATAATACTTCTGATAACAGTATAGATTCAGGGTTTACTACACTTCATCCAAGTGTACAATCTAATATAAATAATAACGATATTATTTATCAAGCAAATTCTGGTTCTCTTCCACTATTTTGTTGTTTTACATCTGAAAAAGGTGTAGATAATAAGGTTCAGTTGTATACTGATACCCCAGAATTATTATTTAATTGTGGAAATCCTAATTTAGCTAAATACGGTCAGGAAATGTATAATATGACTAATTGGTTAAATTCAAATGGAATAGTATATGGTATAAGAGTACTTCCTGATAATGCTGGTTTTGCTCATGCCTTTGTAAATATACAGACTAGAAAAGAAACTAAACAAGTAGTAGATTATAAACAGAATTTAGTAAGTGTTGCTAATACACTTTTAAAACCTGCTTTAGCATTTAGTACTGTAAATAATACTAATGAAAGTTTATTAGATTATGAACTTAATAAAACTAGAAATGATGAAACTATTGATGGTTTCCTTAATCATCTTATATTATGTGCATATCCTGTAGGAAGAGGAAAATCATATAATAATTTAGGTTTTAGACTTACATTAAACACTTCATACGATCAAGAATATACTTTTAGAGTATATAATTTCGAAGTTGTAAAATTTGATTCTAATGGTTCTGCTAATGTAGTAGATGGACCTTTTTATGTAAGTTTTAATCCAGATGCATTAAGTAGTTCTCAAGAGAGTATGTTTATAGAAGATGTTGTAAATAATTATTCACAGTATCTTAGAGTTAAATTTAATGAAACTGCTTATTTAAGTTTAGCAAATACTATAAACCCTAATGTAGACCCTTATATATTAGATCCAATAACTGGAATGACGAGAGTTGTAATGGGAGAAAAAGATACATTTTTCTGTGTTGAAACACAACAGATGGAAGATGTACATATGTATATACAAAAGTATGATGCAACAGGATATCCTGTAATGTATTCTGATTCTCAACCTGTACTAAATATAATTGATCCTAGTGATGAAGTAGAACAAAGTATACTTACTATAGATAACTCTTATAGAAATGGTATATACACAAGATATCTTAATGGTGTTGCATATGCTAAAGATATATTAAATTCTATTCAGTTATTAAATTATCATACTTTAATAGATGATCTTTTAAAAACATCTGATGGCGTTAATATAGAAAGTGGTAAGATTAATGATACTCTTCAAACTTTAAATCAATATCAAATTGATATACAGAATCTAATTACTACTTTTAATACATCTCATCTTGAATCAGATTTTACTAAAATAGCAGTAAGTAATACTTTAATAGGTTCAAAAGTTAATTTATGTTTAGATCAACTAGCACAATTATTAGCTTATCATAAAGCATTATTTATTAATGCTGATACGCTAAGTATTGATGAAAAAATTAATGAAGCATATAATCTTGAAAATTTAAAAGAAATTATAGATGTAAGAACTTCTAGTAGAAAAGATTCATTAGATACTATTTCTAATAAAATCCTTAACCTTAAAACTGAAGGAAATATAGAAAATCAAATATCAGCTTTGATAGAAATACTTTCAGATATTAAGAGTGTTATAGAATACATACAGATAATAGTAACTGAAAATGACTTATCTCCTGCAGAAATAACATCAATAATAAATGATTTTAATAAGTTGATAGATTTATACAATACACTTCAAGATCCTTATACTAATTCAACTGTAATAAATGGAATTATAACTTCTATTTATGACACATTAGATAATATAGTTAATTCAGCTTATGATGCTTTAAATGTTGCAATGATAAGTATAGATATAAGTATTATAAACTCTTTAATAGGTACAAATATTCCTACGATAGTACAGTTATTAGTGCCTATAACTTATAATAATAATACTTTATATGACACTAATATCGCTACTACTACTGGTAAAAATGATCTTTTATCTTCTATAAGAAAAAATATAGATAGTTTAAGTTCAAATGCAACCACTATGAAAGATATTATATATACTAATCAGTTACAGAACTTTAATAGTCCTATAAGATTTCAAAATGGTTCAGATGGAGATTTAGATTTTGATGCTAATTTTACATTAGCTAACTCTGTAAAGAATCAGTTATTAGTAAAAGCTTATAAAGGTCTTATTGATGAAACAATTACTGATAGAAGATTAGTACCTTATAAAGTAATACTTGATGCTAATTATTCTATTGATGTTAAAAATGCCATTACTTCATTAGTAAGAGATATAAGAAAAGATATTCCTGCTTATATTGATACTGGTTTCTTATCAAACCCACAAAATGCTATAATATGGAGAACACAAGATTTTAATGTATCTTCTAATTTCCTATTTATATATGGACAAGATATGGTTGTTTACGATGAATATACTGGTAAAAATATAAGAGTTACTTCTACTTATAAAATAGCTTCTATGCTTCCTACTCATGCTATACAATATGGACTTCATTATCCAATGGCAGGAAATAGAAGAGGAACTGTTGATGGTTATCAGTCTCTTGGATGGGTTCCAAATGAAGCTTATAAAGAGTTACTTTATAATAAGAGAATTAACTATATAGAATCTAATCCTACAAGAACAAGATTTGGAAGTCAGTTGTCATCTGGTAATGAAAGAACTCCATTATCCGATATAAATAATGTATTCACTGCATTAGATATTAAAGTTAATGTAGAAGATATGGCAGAAGATTACCAATTTGAATTTGAAGATGATGAAACTATATCAGATTTTCAATATAACCTTAATGACTTTTTAACTAAGTATATAAATAATAGAAGTTGTGATGAAATATCAGCATCAGTTACTGCATCTGATTATGATAAACAACAACATATTATTAGAGTTAATATAACAGTTAAGTTTAGAAATGTTATAGAAAGAATTCTTATTAATATTAATGTAGTAAAATAATAGTAGATGAGGGAAAGATAACTAATTATCTTTCCCTCATTTTATTATATGAAAGGAATGAAAGTTAATGATTAAACAAGGTAATATAAGAGTTTTTGATAGTAATTTAGCACAAAACCAGTCATTCTTTACTGGTGGTATAAATCTTCAGCAATTAACGGAAGATCCGCTTATTACTGGAATGGCTTTTATTATATGGACTAAATTACCAAAATGGTTAGTCTCTGAATATCCTGGTTTTAAAGCTATGACACAAAAGAATTTTAAAGCTTTTGGTGGACTAGAAGATATGGATTTAAATGTAGCTACTTATGAATATGGTTTTAGTAATCAGGAATATAATGTTGCTGCAGGTATTACTAAAAATAATACTAATTTTACATTAAGACATCAAGAATATTCGGGTAGCCCTATAAAAAATGCTTATCAATTTTGGGTTAGTTCAATAGCAGACCCTGATACTGGAATAGCTACTTATCCAAAGATTTATGGAATGGATTATGCCGCTAAAAATCATACAGGAGAACTTATGTATATTGTAACTAGACCTGATGCAAATAATACTACTAAAAAGAACATTGAATTTGCGGCTTATTATACTAATGTACTTCCTACTAGAATTCCTTTATCTCATTTAGAATTTAATCAAGGTGATAGGAATGCTATAGAAATAGAAGAACCATTTAGAGGAAATTTACATATTTCTTCAAAAGTTGATGATTACGCTAAAACTTTGTTAGCAAATACTTATTCATTTGTTACTACTGGCTTATTCGATCCACAAAATTCTAATAATGGTGGACGTTTTCTTAGTGAGTTTAATACCGAATCTGGAAATACTCAACAAGGTCTTGGAGATATATAAAAAAAAAAACATATAAAGATAATATTAATATTATCTTTATATGTTTTTTAAAATCCAAGATTATTTGCATCATTATCCATACTTTCGTCAGGATTTTGAGGATTAGTAACTTTATTTTCTAAATCTTCTTCTTTAACTTCAATTTCTAATTGCTTATAAGTTTCTTCTATTTTATTCCAATCTAGATTAGGTAAGAAATCTTTTGCTAATTTTTGTTTAAATTTCAATTTATATTTAGGAGCATTTTCATCAGAATCATTAACAAATAAGGAAGTAATAAAATCCATTGTATTCCCAGCTTCAGATGCTTGATTATTTATATTTGTAAGATTTAAAGAGATAGGTGAAGGTAATTCAACTTTAATATCCTCTAATCTTACATCATCTAATATTTTTTGCTTCTTCTTTTCTTTATCTATTACTCTTAAATATTTATTCTTATATAATTTTCTTAAAAGACCACTTAGGGAAGGTCCAAAACAAGCTTGTCCACTAATTAACTTTCTTACAAAAGTACTATTCTGCATAGCTAAGTTTCTACTAAATTCTACATCTTGAGAAGCATCTATATAATTTACAGGAGTACCTGTACCTGTTATCATTGCTTTCATTAAATACTCAAGAAAATCATTATCTGCTGATACATCCATGCCCTGTAACGTATCAAAATCTATTGATTTTTCACCATTAACCAAAGGTATATAAAGATCATCAAAGACACCTATATTTTGAAATATAGTTGTAATATTTCTAAGCATATCAGTTTGTATTTCTTTACTTTTAACGTCTCTAACAACTTCTTGAACTACACCTTCAACATCATCATCTAATCCAGTTTCTACATAGATCATTCTTTTATCTCTGCTTCGTGATATTTTTCCCATCATTTCTGTCATTAAAGTAGCTAAATAAATTTTTCCAAAGAATAAACTCTTAGCTAATTGGGATTCTCCATATACTTCTTGTTTATTTAAAGAAAAATGTTCTACTTCATCTGGTCTTAAATAAGTAATTCTTACTCTTTTATTTGTTATGTAGTTTTGTTTAAGAAGTACATATAAATAATTTTTAAATTCTTTATTATCCTTAATTAATTTATTATCTATTTTTTTAGATATACCATTAAGAAATATATTAGCTATTAAATCATCTCTAGTTTTTGAATTATTTTTTGTTTCTACATCACTTCTACTATTAAAATAATCATTAGAAAAACCATAGTTATTATTTCTCATAGCATTATCTGTTTCACGTTCTACATATAGATAACCAAATTCTATACCATCTATTTCCAATTTTAATGTATTTTCAGGTTTAAGAAATCGTACAATAGAACCTTCAATACCAAAATTATATTCTCCGTCATCTTTATTTTGATTTATTACTTTTTTACCATTAACTAAATTTCTTAATAAAGATTTTGATGCATTTGGCTCATACTTAATATTTTCATTTATACTTTCAATAATATCTTCTTGTAATTTTGTATATACAATATCTTTATCAAGTGAATTCTCTTTATTACTTTCTTCTTTTACTATAATATTAGCAAGAGCATCTAAATTTTTATCATTATTTAGATCTTCTTTTAATAATATATGAGAATCTTCATTATTTATTTTATTATTAAGGAATATATCATCGCTACTTTCATTCATTAAATATCTATTAAACTCATCATCATAAGCTAATACTGCTACAAAACAGTCACCTTCTTTTACTGCTTTTCTTATAGCTTTTATACCTTTTTCATCAAACTTATATTCTTCTTTTAATTTTTTAATTTTAAGGTATACTGAATTTGTTTCATCTTCACAGACTTTATCTTTATATTTAACAGGAAGGATATTACCAGTTAAATCATCAGGGGATACAATACAATCAACAAAATTATCAACACAAGTAGCTAATTGGGGTATATAAGAATATAATATTCTAAAATCTTCATATTTATCGGTTCTTGATTTTTCTAATGTAAATAAACTTTCTATAGTTTGTTTATTAAGCAACTTACTTAAATCTTTCTTTTGAAATTTTCCCTTTCTCCTTATTGGTCCGATATTTTGAGAATTTGCGTTATTAAAAGCCACTGCATCAAGAAATTCAACTATGTCATTACCTGCTACGTCTCTGTAACTTTTACTTATATTATTAATACTATTTTCTATTTCCTCTATATCTTTAGAAAAATCATCTCCTTTATCAATCCCATAAATTTCTTTATTAATTTTTTGATTAATCCCAATAATTTTGCTTGAACTAGGGTTTTTACTATCTTTTTCCATTATTTTGTCATTCCTTTCAAAAAAAAAAATATGATATAGGTTATAATAAGCCTATATCATTTATTATTAAATAAGAATATCTGTTATTCCCATATATTGGTCTGCTATAATTTCTTTCCCTTCATTATGAATATTAATGTAATAAAGAGATTTATCACTATTAAGATCATATACACTTATATTTCCTTTAGGAATAAATTTTTTAAGAGTATTATATCCTAATAG